GTAAGTCTTTGGATACGAGCATCTTGGCCTTGACCTTATCCTTAACAACCTGAACGAACGGAAGGGTTCTATTCTCAAGAGGCTGGTACTCGATGTTCGGGTCTTTGACCTTCTCCCAATCAATAGGGATGGAGAGAGAGGACAGGACACTAAGCAGGGTTGGGATGGGGAGGCTATACCTTCGCTTACCCACCACCTTCGGTTGCGGTAAATCATAAGAGGGATGCCAAAGCTCCCCCGTCTCGAAATGGGGAACCTTCAGCTTCCGGGCCTCTGCAAGCGTGGTAACGTCCGGCCCCAAATCTACCTTGATAATCAGGTGGGTTCTTCTGGTTACTCGCCCGCCCACATGGTCTTCCGGGCAAACGGCGAGTATGTCCCCAGCGTTGGCCCTATGCGCCTCCGGGTAGCTCTCAGGCAGTATTATAAGTTTGACGATCATGGCTGCTCCATCAAGGCAAATTACGCGAACGTTATATCCACATCACCGGCGGAGAACTTCGGGGCGGGGTCGCCGTTGTTGACGGTCTTGCTTATCGTTAGCGTCCCGTGAATAAGGAGGTTCCCTCCAGAGGACGCATCTAAGATTCCGTAGGCGAGTACCGTCCCCCAGTTGGCCGTAGGCGCGGGGAAGGTGATATCATTCACGTTGTCCGTAAGCCCGTCGCCGCCTGTCGGCGCGTTCCAGTTGGCGTCCAGTTGATTTACTTGCACCCTCGCATAAGACCCGCCGGTTACCTCCGTGCCGCCGCCTGAATCAGACGGTGCGGCCGTATACAACGCCAGATAGATAGCAGCGGGTTTGGAGAAGGTGCCCGTCCTGAATAGATGGTCTATGATCTTCCCTTCCAGATAATCACTCATTGCGGTCATTGTTCGTTACCTCTCTTGTTTGAATGTTCTTTATGGATTAACGCCGCCCGCGACCTATTGAAGGTTTGTCGGAGCGGCGACGTCCTTTGGGATTCGAGTAACCGTTTTTCTATTGGAGTCACCGCTACACTTCGGAACGGTACATGCCCTCGCCACGCAGTCATACGCTCCGGGGCCTCGCGGCAGATCGTTGCTTATCATATAGCTTGTTACGAGTCCGACGTTGACGGTGATCGGGGAGAAGTCAGGAGCGGTCCCGCAGTGAAGGCTATAGTGGTCGAGGTCGCCGGGTTCTAGCGGGCTCCCGTCTACGTATGTCGTCACAGGGTCCCAGGAGAGCGTGGCGTCCTTCCACGGGTCCGCGCATGCGTCCGTTGCCATCGTTGCCATTGCCAGTAAGAGCACCATCATGAAGATGAAGATTAGATTTTTCATTGTACCTCCCTGTTAGTATTCCCTCACCATAAGGGCAATCCTGTCGTTTCGCATATCCCGGCCGCTTCCGGGATAGATGTTGACATTCTGCACCTCGCATAAAAGGCTTGAGAGTGGTGCGAGGGTTACTGCATCCGCGAACTCGATCTCCGAGTTATCGAGAAAGACCTCCATCGGGACAACCTTCTTCCGGTCCTTATACCGGGCAAGATAGAAGTCCCTCAGGTCCTCGGCCATGGTCTGGCCTGTCACAAAATTAAAGAGGAACATTCCAGGGTTCTCCTTCTCGCCGTACTTCGTAATGGACGCCGAATCAGAAGCCTCGGTTATCTCTTTATAGACATTGTCCGCGCTGCCCTGCCGTGTCCAGTCCCTGTCATAATGTACGGATATGGTGTTTATGACCTCCCGGAGCGGCGAGCGCTTGACCTGCATTGTGGTCCTTGATTCGTCATTCATGCGTACCATGCCGGACGTGACGGTCTTGTCAGAGGCCAGGCTGTCGGGCCTCCAGAGGAGCTGGGCCTGCCCGGCATAGAAGCGGAAGTAACATCTGCATTGAAGCGCAAATATATTGAGCCAGTATTTCAACTTCTTGTATTTGTTTATTACCCCGGCAAAGGTGTACCCCTTCGATGAGAACTGCGAATCGGCGTCGGTATAAAAATCCGCCGTGGCCCAAGACGCATAGGTATTCAAGAAGTGTTTGAATACGTGATCCGGCTGCTCGATAAGCGCGTCGGCCGTACCCGTGAAGGTGCCGCTGCCGTCGTCCTGGTACCCCTCGGCGTCCACGACGAGCTTGTCGGCCACTATCGCGTCCGCGACCGAGTTGCCGGTCATCGTAACGGTGCCTGTCTTTGTTACGGTACCGGACTTTGAAGCCGCCCCCGACTTGGAGGCCGAACCCCCCTTTGTAACGCTGCCGCTCCTGCCCACTCCTGACGAGGCGGAGTCTGCGCTCACCGAAGGGATATAGTCGTATTCGACTTCTATCTCATAGAGGCTCACGGAGCTGCCGGTATTGTTTTGTATCCCCGCCTGCGTCACGTTAGTGCTTGAAGACCAGTACGCCACCCATTGGTTCGCGGTGGGATAAAACCCCGTATTGGTATCGTTTACCACGAGCTGCCCGCCGCTGGTCTTGACCCATATCCAGGCCCCGTAATGCGTGCCGGAAGGCTTTGAGAACGTGACATGGCAATTGCCGGTATTGTTTATTGTTGCATACGTGGTCTGGTTTCCGTCATATGCATTTGAGCCGTTGCTATAGCTTGAACCGTGGTTCCCCGTCCCCCTTTTTTTCAGAGTTGTCCGCCCGGCAGTTACCGTGTGGCCGTGATTCGGATCGGTAATTGTCAGGAGGTCGCTGACCGTGATCGTATCGCTGACCGCGATAGTATCGACGACGGCAATCGCGTCGTCTATTCCTATGCCGTCGTTGACGAGGAGGTTGACGGCCTGCTCCTTCGTAATCTTCGACGGCACGACGATGATGGCCGCATTCGGCCAAGTCCCGTGCTGGCTGCCGGACTGCCCGGTATAGAGGGTGCAGACGGACGTGATCTTAAGCCTCGTGTTGTGCCCGTCCGCATAGACCTCGTCGAATTGTTTTATGGGATGGGAAAAAGCCTCATAGGTAAAGTCGCTCCTCACCTCCCATACGACCGAGCCCCTCGCGTGCACCGCCGCCGTAGTAGAGTTCGCCCCCCTGGTAAGGCCGGTCAGCTGATTGCCGGTCTTTCCCGTGTAGGTGATCTCCTCGGCCTCGAGGCCAACGGTCCCCGAAGTCGGGAACTCACTCGCGTCGACCAGGTCAAGGGTAGTCTGTGCGGCCGTGATCGCGGCATCAAGGTAATCAAGCGCACCGGCGACGACCGCCCTGGCGGGAACTTTCTTCAGGACCCCATACCCGATGTTGCCGACTACCCCGATATCGTCGGGGTCCGCGTTAGGGTAATCGGTCTTATTTATCTTGGTGCCGACGTACTTGTCGATGCGTACCGATTGGTCCACGAGCTCGAGCCTGTATATAAGCTCATCCTCCTTGACCCAGTCGACTATATTGCCGACCCACATCTTCTGCGGCGCGTCGGTCGATGCGTCGAGCCCGATAAACCACAGATAGAGTTCGCAGTCCGTGGTCTCTATATCGTTAGATGCGTCATCGAGGATGGACTCTATATTGTTCGCGTCGTCCGGGTCGTTTATTAATTTGAGGGGCATGTCGGATACCCTTGGTGAGGAGACCTCGCCCGCGATATCCTCTTCTATCTGCCCCCAGGAGCGTATCCACGGCTTAGTGGTCGGGGAGCCGTCCCAGCCGGTTATCGTAAAGGCTTGGTCTGAGAGGTAGACGGTCCCGGAGGCGAAGGGGCATTTTAGTATCCAAACGGGAGAGGCACCTCTCTTGATATTCTTCTCGGTCGCAAAGTTTGTAGGGAAAGACTTCATCAAGCCACCTTCCTGAGCTTCAGGGTGCCTTTGTATAATTGGTTTCTTATTTCCCTGAAATCAATTATCTCCGAATCCAAACACACCGTATGGGTGTTGCCGTCCTCATCATAGTATGTGAAGGTGTTCTTCGCGCCCTCGGCTGTATTACGAATGAATGTGTCGAGGCTCGTCCAGTCCGCCTCTTTCATGGTCTTCCATGAGAGCTCAAACATCTCTTCCGTGACGCCCTTGTCGTAGACGTACAGATCCCCTCCGTCCGAGAGGTCCCTGGGCTGACGGAAGCGGTAAGGCTTACCCAAACCGTAGAGCGGGTTCTTAGTGAAGTTGACGGTCCCCGTGGGGGCCGTGAGCCTCTCAAACTTAATCAGCGCCATTTAACCCCCGTTCTTCTCTTGCTCTATGAGGTTGGGCTCCTGACACACCAGGACGATTGTACCGGCCCTTGAGCCGACCTTGTTATCCTGGAGCCTCATGAAGGCCGAAGTCGTGGCCTTATGAAGCTCTATACGGTCCTCACAATCCTTGAGCTTCGGGCACGAGTTACAACGGTTCATATCCAAAGTCCATATCATGGCCATCTCCTTAGTCTTGACTTCCTCTCCCCGGAGGGGAGAGGACTGAGGTGAGGGGGGCTGAAGCGGGCTGCCGCATTATCGCTCTTAACATATACAGGCGGTTGACCTCTGTGGTGGAAGAGAAGAACAGCCCGCCGCTGGTCTTTTCCTCAAGCGCAATCCACTCCCGTCTAAGTCGCTCTATCTTTCCGCTGCTCGAAGGGGCCCCTCCTGAGCTTGTCGAAGGAATTAAAAACAAAAGACAGAATATGAAGGCCGCTCTTTTCATGGTTATATGTATGACTCCAATTTGAGAAGCTCGCCCCTGAGCACCCTTGCCATTTCAGCGGGGTTCGAAGACCCGTTGATATTTATCTCGCCCACGCTGATCCTTGCCCCCGAGGTCTGCTCGAAGAGCCTTTTGAGGTCCTCCGACAGGGTCATGGAACCGGACGCCGCCTGCCTCGACATGTAGCCCTGAACCATAGGTAGCTGCGCGAAGCGTGAGAAGGACTCCATGCGTGACGAGATGTCTTGCGCGGCGGCCGTCACCGAGGAGAAGTCGGCGGTGACCCGAGGGTTGATATTTTCGAGGGACCCGAACATGGTCTTTATCTCGTTGATCTTCTCGGAGATGGGGAGGACACGGGAGCCCTCGCCCTTGATGGGGATCGTCACGCCCGTCCTGCCGATACCGTCCATTGCGTCGCCGAGTTTTTTGAGTCTTGATATGGCGGTCTCAACGCCCTTTACTTCGACGCTGGGGGCGGCCTTGAGATCATCGAGTCTTTTAAGCATACCCTCGATTATTCCCGTCTTCTCGGCTACCGCATCAACTGCCGACGCGGGGCCTTTGTATATCTCGGCATAGAGTTCCGAGATGGGGAGTTCCCCCTCGGCGGCCGCAAACAGTTTTTTGTACCAATCGTCCGATGCCCCCGCCGTATCCTCCTGCTTACCTTTAAGCCTGTCGAGCGCCGCAGAGATCTGCGTCTCTGCTGATTCGTATGCCCGTGCGATATCCAAAGGCGTCGCGATCCCGCTGCCCTTTATAATCTCAAAACTCAGGAGGGCCGTCTCCGCCATGCTTACGAGGGCCGTCTCGCTCTCGGTCTCCAGTATTTCAAACGCTATTTTTATACCCTCTGCCATCTCCTTGGCCGCTTGTTTTGCCGCATCGGCGACGGCCTTTCCGGTATCGTCCATTCCTTTTTTAGAGGAGGGTCCTCCCTCAAGCTCCTGCCTAAGAAGGCGCGCCTCCCTTAACATCTCCAATAGTTCTAGTACGTCCGCGTCGTATCCGCCTGCGGCTGACAGACGCTCTACGGCCCCTTCGAGCGTCGTAATCTCCGAAGTAATATGCCCAAGTGTCCGGGGAACCTTCTCGGCGCTCATGTCGAAGCCCGCCATCCATGCCGCGAACTCCCCGAGCCCCTCGCCAAGCCCGACGAGTCCTTTAAAGCTGAAGGTGGCCGCCCTTAGCGCAGCTGTCTTCACGGTCAACAAACTCACCTCGGAGGCGATGGCCATCTTTTCAAATTCGGCCCTCGCTATCTTGCTCGCCTCCTTAGCGTCCTCCCCCAGGCTCCCGAACGCCCTCGCGGTCCCGCCGCTTGCCCGTCCAGTTGCTTCGATTTTGTCTGTCAAGATTTTAAAGTTTTGGGCGGAGAGCGCTGAAAAGCCGATTATCGCTTCCTGGCTGCTGACGAGTTCGGCCATCTTGTCTGAGGCCCCGCCCGAGCGCTCTTCAAGTCTTTTCAAAAACTCGATAAGCCCCATGCTCTTTATAGCTGTCTCTACGTTTGCAAAGCCCATCTCGTCTAGGGCCGCCTTTAACTCGGTGGTGGGCTTCATCAATGAAACGAGCAGCCCCCTGTACTGAGTCGCGGCCCTTGCCGTATTACCGGCGGTCTGCGTTATGAGCGCCAAGGACCCGGCCATCTCTGTATTGTCTATGTTGAGGTCTTTGGACATCTTTGACAGGCCACCAATGATGGGTATTAATTCCTGAAAGTTCGTCTGCCCTTCCTTCTCAATGGCGAACAACAGATCTGAAGCATCTATAACGCGGCTGATTCCCCCTTCGTAACCGGCCATCATCTTCGTCAGCCCCTTTATCACCTCGGACAGTGGGGTATGGCTGGCCTTGGAAGCCTTTGCCGATGTCGTCAGCATGTCCTGCGAGGCGGCGGTCTCGGTAACCCCCGCGCTGATGACCTGGTAATATCCCTTTAAAAGCTCGGTCGCGCCTCCCAGCTCCGAAGGCATGGCCAGTATCTTTTTTCTGATGGAACTCATGCTCTCGTCCGTTACCTTCCCCATATCGATAAGGGCCGACCGAAAGTTTTCTGCGTGGTCGGTCATTCTTTTGAATATCATGGTGATGCCAGCGGTGACGCCGATAGGAACAAGGCTCCCCATCTGTTTTGAGAGACCCCTGATCCGCCCCCGCATCCGGCCGAGGGCTCCCACTGTAGACCTCTCTAACTTCCTGAAGGAGGATATACCCCCGACCTTCAGCTTGTTAAAAGCTGAGAGCCCCCTGCGCGAGAAGTCCTCTAATCTCGTGGCCCCCTTCTCTATGTCTGCCGTTACTCCGACCCTGACTTCTGCCATTCCTCTATAACCTCGTCTATTATTCTGATCTTCGCCATCACATCTTTGTTAATTGTCAGCCCGTTTGCCTTGAAGAGATCCCCGGAGAAGCCCCACCTGCAAAAATCATCGTAGAGGTGAAAGAGCGCCTCGTCTTCCGGGTCGAGTTCTGGAATCCTGCCCTCGCATGAATCGCAGTCCGTTGCCTTCGCCGCAGCCCTGCAAGCCCTGCAGTACTCCCCCCCTTTTTTTACGATCCACTCTGCGCGCCCTTTGACTTTTTTTTTGACTCCTCCTTTTTCTCCTCGATAAAGCAACCCATCTCGACGCAGACGAGGTTCACAAAGTCTGAGAATTCGTAGCTCTTCTCCATAAAGAGGTCACGGTTCTCCGGCGAGAAGGGAAAAGGCTTGCCGCCTACGGTCAGCTTCTTCCAGTCCTTGACCGAAGCCTCTCCGAGGAGCTGGTTCTGCTTTACGATATCGATACGTTCAACCATCCGGTGGTTGTGCCACTCGTTCACGGTAGCCAGCTTTTTGATCTCCTCGAGCTTACGCCTCGCTATGTACTGCATGAGGACCTTTCCGTCCTTGCCGTAAGGCACCCATGCGGTGATCTCTTCCTGTGTCAGATTTCCTAGTTCCACCGTACCCCCTTAAAAAGTGGCGAGACCGTTATTGATGATGCACTGGATGGTTGATGCCTCGGCCGAATCGACGTAGAACGCCTTGAACGTCAGGTTAACCATGACGCCCTTCGGGCCCTCGATGACCGGGGTCTCCCTTTCGTAATAGAGCTCGGGGACCTTGAAGATCATCGACCTCGCCGGGGTCAGGTTCTTGTCGAGGGTTATCTCGAGGGACGTCTCGGTCGAGTTTATAGCCTTGTTGTAGAGCGTGATGTCGTCGAAGAAGGCCGTTATCTTGCCGGTGACCACGCAACGCCCTTCCGGCATATCGCCCCTTTCTCCGCCGCCGCCTATGACGTACCCCTCTTCATCCAGCTCGTTATCCATCATGAACTCGGCGTCCGTTACTGTAGCTATGGCCGAGCCGCCCTCTTTGATACTCATCCTGCCCTGAGAGTATCCCTGGTACTCAAGGGTCGTTACGGTCGCGTCGTAAGCGGTCGTATCTACCGTCTCCTTCGCGCCCTTGATCTCAAAGGTCGCGTTAGCGTAGCCCTTCCGGGGGAACCTGAAGGTCGCCCTGGCGATCCTGCAGCCGTTGATCTTGATGTACTGCGGAGTGGTGAGATCGGGGAAACCCTTCTCGAGCAGGAATCCAACGGGCAGGGCCCCGACCTTGAGCGTATGCTCATACGGGTCCGAGGCTCCCGTAGTTGCGAGGGACCCGAATGTATTCTTAAGAAGGAATGCATGGGAGGTCTCGGAGAGGTTGACGTCTATCGGCCCGCCGGGGTCGATATCTCCCTGCTCGGGCGGGACCAGGTTACGGTCCCCGGTCATCGTCTCGTCGAGTATGAGCTCCTGTTTCGTCTTGACCCCTTCCTTCAGGTAAAGAAGCTTCGTGGCGTCCGGGGCCCCTGGGTCCGTCTTGTACGTCGTCTCCGCGTCAAAGACGAGTATCGCGGCTGATCCTTTAGCTCTCGTCGTCATCAGGTACCTCCTCGGCAGTTCCTTCACCAGCCCCTGTGTCCTCGAGGCTTTCGTGCTTCATCAGCTCATAGGCCCTCTCGTCGTCAGGACCGAAGGGTTTGAAGCCTTTGCGGTCGACCAGCTCCTTGGCGAGCGCGTTGTCGACCTCCTCTTCCTTGCCGGGCTTGAAGTGTATCCCCGCGATCTTCACACCCTCCGTTGGGAGGTCATGCCTGATAATTTTCATAATGAGCTCCTCTCCTCTTGATATTCGACCAGCACCCCTATATCCACAAAAACAAGCGGGAGGGCGCTGATCGTGTCCACGTCCACGCTGGCTACAATGGTCCCCTCTGCCTGTCCGTTTCTGAACCTGTCCGCATAAAGAGCCTTCTTAACGTCCTGCACAAAGTCGTCGGCCGCATCGGCCTCGCTATCCCCCTCCTTGACCCTCAAGGTCCCCATGAGCATAAAATGGAGTTTGTATTGTATATACTCTTCACCGGCCGTCTCGAACTCTGCGGTCTCGGGGCTGCCGTAGAGGACGAAGATGCCGGGAAACTGATGCTTTTTCATATTCTCAACGATGTGCTTCTTGTCATCGACGAGATTTACGGTATGGTTATAGCCCTGCCCCTTATTGATATCCTTAAGGGCCTTTATAATGTCCTGCCTTATGGGCTTTCTCTTACCTGCCATCGGCCGCCTTTGCTATATTCGCTGCGAGGATCACCTTAAGCGATTCCATCCTGTCGTCTATCGGGTCCCTCATGTAACGCTTCTCTTTTATTCGCGACCCCGGATGGTTGACCCTCTTTGCGAAGACCCACTTGCCGCCGGACTTGAAACGCAGAACCTTCTTATCCTTCGGCTCGATGACGTGCGCCCGTGTCTTGCCCCCGAACTCGTGGATCGCCGCGTATATGACCTTGTTCTCAAAGACGGCCCTGATTATCATCCCGGAGCTGATGATGATGGGAAACCTCTGCCCGGCCCGGAGCCGCCCGCTCCTCACCCGGAGCTTTTTGCCGGTGAGGTTTATGAGTATGTCGTTGTGGACGTCTAACGCCCACTTCTGCATGCCGTCCTTTGCGGCCCGTATCATGGCCCCCCGCGCACGCCCCATCTTTATGAGCTCTCTCAAGTCGAATGTTGTGTTAATCTTCATCGCTCATCCCCCGTTCGTCCTGAGCCTGTCGAAGGATCATCTGACCTTCCTGTACATATCGAGGACCACCTTTATCTCGGGCAGCAGTTCGTCCGTAATGAACACGATGGAGCTCTGCCCGTCAATGCTTCGGCTCTTGACCCCCAGGCGATCCTTGTCGCGCGAGTTGTACTTAAGCGCTATCAGATCGAGGACCGCCTGCTCGAGGTCGAAGGGGATGGTGGAATATCCCGCGTTATAGACGACCTTGATGTTGTCGAACCCGGCCTGAAACTTCACGCCGTCGAGACGGACTATCCCCGACTTCGTATCCACGACATAATAGGATGCGTCTATAAGCGCGGTCGAGCCGTAGCTCCTGTCCGGATCGTCGTGAATGCTGGTGACCGAGTTGACCGGATACTCGTTGAGCTTCAGCACGGTCTCGCCGCCTTTGCCCCGATGGTACTCCGTCAGGTCCTGGGCCTCGAAGTAACGCCTGCAATAATTCTCAACGAAGGTATCCGCCACCGTGATCAACCGGGTGAGGAGGCTATCGTCCCCGGTCTCCTCAGTGGGGATGTCGAGCTGCTCTTTTACTTTTGCAAGCGTCGTCAGCGGCATGGATTACTTCCCCCTCGCAGCGGCCACCACGGCCTTGGCGGCCTTCTTGAGCGGACCGTCCTTCTTTGCGGACTTGTTATCGTGCTCGCCCTTGGCCTTGTTATCGTGGGCCTCCTTCTTCTTCTTGGCGGCCTCCTCTGCGGCCCTGGCCTCCTCCTCCTCCTTCTTCTTCTTGGCGGCCTCCTCTGCGGCCCTGGCCTCCTCCTCCTCCTCCTTCTTCTTGGCGGCCTCCTCTGCGGCCCTGGCCTCCTCACCTTCGTCCTTAGACTCCTCAACCTCCTCGGCGAACTCAGCCCCTACGAACGCAGCGGCGAGGTCCGGGCCCACGTCATACGTCTCGCCTTCTAAAAAGTCCTCGGCCTGTATCTTGCCGTCGTCAACGCCGGGCTTCGTTTCACGCATCTTGATCTTGACCTTCTCCATGCCTCTCACCTCCATCGGATATTCAATCCTTGGAATATCCTCGATAGAATTTATCTCTTTAAGTTCCTTTCCCATCGTCTCTATCCTTCGACAGGCTCAGGACGGAGCCCGCCCTGAGCTTGTCGAAGGGTTCAGGTTTAAGCTACGGGTGCGCGGTGCGCGTGCCCTCTTATGATCACGCTCGCGGCCTGGACGCCGGTCGCCGGACCCCCGGTTACCGTCAGCACGGACCGGATATGCTGTTTGCTGCCCTTGTATCCGACACGCTGGTTCGTATCGGAGGCGAGGGCTGCGAGCGTGCCGTCGAGATCGGCGGCCGCGACGTCGTTCTCCTCACCGCCGAAGGCCCCCGTGTCCGACTCCTCCACCTTAGGCGTGTGGGTTCCGTCCGTTAGCGTTCCCACGATGAATGATACGACCACGCCCTCGAAGCCCTGCAGATCCACACCGGCACCATCTACGTCGGCGGTGTAATCGTCCGGGTCAATAGAACTGACCACGTCTAGGTTGTTAACCATGTCCCTCATGTCTCTATCCTCCCTCTATAAATTTGTATGATTAATTATTTCCATTATCTAAACCCCCCTCCTACCTCCCCCCGTAAAGGGGGGAGAGATAAGGGGTGGGGCTTACGCGGCTATCTTCTGTATCTTGATGGCCTCGCAGAGGACCACGTCGCCGCCGGTCCGCTTGGTCGTGTAAAACTTTACAAACCCTTTCGTTGTGAGAGGGTCCCGAAGAACCCGTATTCCCGCCCTATCGACTATCGTATAGCCCCGTCTGAAGTCGCCGTAGGCTATGGCAAGGGCGTTGGCGGCGACGGCCGGCATGTCGGCACCCTTTACGATGGGGTTGCCGAGAAGAACGTCGGGCACCCCTTTCCCGAGTCCGGGCTGCCACAGGTACTGGTTCTGGGAGTCCTTCAACTTTCTTACGGCCGATACCGTCGCCCGCCTCATAAGCCACGAGGCGTTGGGCTGGTAAGGCTCCTTGAGGGCGTCCTGGAGGTCGATAAGCCCGTCGCCCGTTACTGCGGCGGCCGACCCGCTGTTGACCTGCTCTATCTCCCCGTCGCCTGTGCCAGCCGTAAAGGTCAGTATGCCTCTCGGCCTCAAGACGCCATCACCCGACACGAAGGCTGTGTTCTCGGTCAGAACGAAGGTCTCCACAACCTCCTCGCCTATCCACGCCTCGATGTTTATTCCGCTGTCTTCCAGTATTATTTGCGTGGCATGCGGCTCGGCATACTGTTCGTGAGCAGGTATGGTCTGCAGACCGAGGGTGGGGCCTCCGGTCTCGCTGCGAGCAGCCTTTTCTCCGACCCAACCGCCAGACACTGCCCCGGCGGTCCTCTTCATCTGTTCCCACAACCTGGCGCTTATGGTACGAACGCGTGCAATCTGCCGCATAGGGGTTGACTCCGTGACGTTGCGGATAATCTCGTTCGAGACCTCCGGCCTCACCGAGTACCCGCCGTCCGGGTCCGACCCGGCAGAGAGGGCCTTCTGCTCGAGCTCGGCGAGCCCGGCAGTTGCGCCCTTCCTGAAATACAGGTCGAGGCCCGTCTTATACTCCTTCATCACTGCGGCCTCTTCGCCGCCGCCTTCGCCTGGGTCGCCCTTGTGCGCCCGCTTGAGGGCGGTCTCGGCCTTCTCGAGGCGCTCCTTGATCTCGCTGTGATCCGCGACGGCCTCGCTCAGCTTGTTGACCTTCTCCTCGAGCAGCGGATCGGCCTGCCCCTTGCTCTCGATCTGCTTGATCCGCTCGTCGTTGGCCGCCTTGAACTCCGCGAAGGTCGTGCCCAACTTATCTACCGCCTCTTTTATCTCCGTGATCTCTGGCATGTCATCACTCCCTCTAAGCTCTTAATACGTTACTGGCCT